TTTGCTCCATGTTCTATGTGATGTATGTTATCAGCTTTAACCATTACCCTTTTCACTATCCATGAATATTCACAATAGATGAAGTCTGCTTTAGTTAAACTGAAGTGATCTAAATATTTTTCTTTATAGTTCATATCCTCTCTCTTTATTATTATCAATAACTGTTGCTAAAAAAACATTAAAACGCACCTTATACAATGCGTTGTGCATAATACTAAAACAGTGTTCCGTTTATCCCTTGTTCTGCTATTTTAAAGTATTCATCATTCATTTCAATACCTATAAAGTTTCTGTTAGTATTTTTACAGGCTACACCAGTTGAACCGCTTCCCATAGTAAAGTCTAAAACAGTATCGCCTTCGTTGGTGTAAGTGCGTATCAAATATTCCATTAATAATAATGGTTTTTGTGTTGGGTGTGTGTATTTAGATTCACAATCAAAATTCAAAACATTGTTCGGGTAATTGGTGTATTTCTGCACATACTCTGTTGGTTGCATTAATATATTATTTTTACCTACATTATTAGTGTCTTTCTGTATTAGTCCGTGCCTTTTAGGTGTATTTTTCTTTATCTTGTTACTTGCAATAAGGTTTTGTGGGTAGTATTCCATACTGTTTTTTTTACCACCAGTGGAGGCATTTGCTTTTGAGAATACCATAATATCCTCGTACTTATTCATAGGTCTATAATTACAATTAGGAAACCCAGTTGCTCTATTTTTTACCCATTTCCAATCATATCTATATTCATCTAAGTTACTACATCTAACCTTTGATGAAAAAGGTTCGTTACCAAATAAAACTATTGCCCCATTAGACTTAATAATTCTTTTTAATTCAATCCACATTGAATCTAAATCAATAACGCCATCCCACCTACCTCTTGTTTTTGCGTATGGAGGGTCTGTGATAATAGCATCTACACTATCACTTTCTATCCTCTTCATTTCTTCTAAGCAATCGCCTTTGTATAATTTCATTCTATTTAGTTTTCTCTGTTAATAATCCGTACTAATGCTAACAATGTATAACACACATTAAAACGATTTTTAGCTTTGAGTTACCAACAATAAATATTTAAAAAGCCGTTATATATCCTCGGCAGCAGTTTACTAATGTCATCAAGTGTACTAAGCAGTAGTCATACTTGTTTTTTATTACATAAGCCTCTAATGCTTTTAGCTTGTCTAAATCTTCTCTTGCTTCAAACATTTCGATTATTAAATCATCAAAAGGATATATCCCTTTGTCTGTTGCATCTTTGCAGTCTTTTATCATAATTAAATATTTAAAATTGGTAACAACGTGTATAGCACATTAAAACGATGCCATACACAATGCGTTAGCATTAATACTAACTTTCGTTATTTTTCAAAGTGTTTATTGCACAAGCCATATTTACTATCGCTTTCTTTCTCCATTCAATATCATGTGCATTTAACACGTTATCTCCAATATAACCGTTAGCTAAGTCGTTTTCATACTCGCTAATTAAATCCTCCAATTCTTCTATTGTTTCTGTATATTTCATAATTGTTAATTTTCATCAATCCGTACTAATGCTAACAATTTGTATAGTGCATATTCCATTGCATTCCATACGCCACCATACAAGGGGCGTTAGTAGCAATAAAGACTATTCATCTTCATCATTTATTTCTTGCTTTATTACATCAACGCTTTTTCCATATTTCATATAAGCATCACAATCATTTAAGTTATAAGCTTCATAATATCCTACTGCGTAATCTGATTCTCTTATTTGCCAATTTTTGTACACTTCCATAATTTCTAAAATAATTCTTTTTGTTGTATCACATCTAGTTTATTGTGTTGTACCATTTCCAGTATATTGTGTTGGAGATAGCATAGTTCATGTGTTAGAGTACTAAGATACAACAATTATTTGACATATCCTAATTTAACAAATGTTAATTTTAATTATAGTGGTTTTGTATCTTTGTGATAAAATTTGCCAGAAATGTTGCTATTGTAGTAATTAGAATCATCTTCTAATACGTTTCGTGTAAATAATTCACGAGTTTCTAAATAACCGAGTTGTTTTTTGTGAAATGCATAAAATAAAATCTTTTTAGTATATTTTTTTCCATTTTCTATATCTTTATTCAATTCTTTATTAGAACCTGTGTATGTTTTCCAATCACCCTCCTTATGAATAATCTCATAAAGTTTTTTACGTTTATCAGTCACTTTAGCTGATTCTCGTTTACCAAATTTACGTTTACGTCTGTTGAATAGTGTCTTTTGTCCTATATATTTCTTACCATTCTCGGTTGTAATCTCATATACGAAACCCATTGAATTGATTGGCATATCATCTACACAAGTGATGGTTCTACCCTTATATGTCCAATTTACTTTTTCTATCATTATTTTTATGTTTACAATTATCAAAATGATATCGTTTCATATTTGGTGTACCACCTGTTTTATTACAATGTGGACATGTGATTTTCTTTTGTGGTTTACTATTTGCTTTACTAATTTTTAACTTAGTCTCATCACTTGTTTTTTTACCTTTATTACCCTCACTTATTTTTCTACGAGTTTCTTCACTTCGATTTTTATTAGCATTACTTATTTTTTGTTTATGTTCTTCACTTAATTCTTTACCCATATGAGCTTTACTCATTTTTTGTTTAGCTTCATCGGTGTGAGGTACGTTGTGTATGAATTTAGATTTCATATATCGCCTATCACTATCTGATATATCATTCCAACGCTGTTTATTCCAAATTGATATCTTTTTACGTGATTCTTCACTTAATAGTCTACCTTTATTACCCTCACTTATTTTTTTACGAGTTTTTTTAGTATGAGTTTTGCCTTTCATACCAGATGGTTGTCCTTTATGGGATTTACTCATTTTTTTACGTGTATCATCTGTGATACCATATCCGATTGGTCTACCTCGACCACCAACGGTTAAATTAATACATTCTTCTTTAGCTATTTCATTGAGATTTATAATCTCTGTTTCACGTGATATTAATTCTTCTCTAGTTTTACAATATTCCAAGATTTCACGAACATGATTTTCGTTACCATATTTATTAATTGAATACCTTAATCGTTTACCACTACCTAAGTAACCATCATATAAATTATCAGTTGAATGCATTCCGATATAATATTTTCTACTTAATAAATTAGTAGTTTTATATATGAAATGATATTGTTTTTCTTTTCTTTTTCGTTTAATTGTTTCATCAGTTGATTTTACATATCCACCAAGTCCACCGACTCGAAGATTCATACAATCTTTCTTTGCAATTTCCTGCAACGTTACAATTTCTTCTTCTTTAGATTTTAATTCTTTTCTTGTTTTGCAAAATTCTACTATTTCTCTTGTAAAATTTTCTTTGCCATATTTTTTAATTGAATATGTCAGGTAAGTACCACTTCCTAAATACCCGTCATCTAAAGTGTTGGAACTATGCATTCCAATATAATATCTACCACTTAATAAGTTGGTGGTTTTGTAAATGTAATGATATTTTTTTTCTTTTCTCATAGTTTAGTTTCCTTTACTATAAGTATAAGAAAATAAAATTTCAGTACAAAAACAGAAGATTAATCAGTACAAAAAACAACCACTAAAGGTCAATCCGAACTATAAGGTTTACATTATGATCAGGTAATTTCTTAATCGGTTGTGGTAACTTCGCAACACCCACCATACTACCACTTCCATCGTACAATCCAATTGTAGTAATATATGTTGTTAAATACGATCCAGTTGGGTCGATACTAGCTGATACTGCGTAATCATTCCAACTACCCGTTGCTAGTTCTGATGAACCACTATTAAATGTTCCATAATATGCTGTTTTTTGAGCTATATTTGTGATATCCTTTATGCGTACCACACCAGCTGGTTTTGTATTTATAATACCTGTTACCGCAAAATCATATTCAGCTGATCCCGTAGTAACTGTTACCGCACTTGGGTTTTGTGAATAATTAAATTCACCCTTATTAGCCGTTATCAACACCTCCATTTCATAAATCGTTTGAGTTGATTTATATGATAATGAATAATTATTAAATGGCACCTCTGATGTAAGTACGATTAAACCATCATCATAAAATACATTTCCGTTTGGTATTGCTTGTAAATCCAATCCTTCAAAAAGTAAATCAACCGTTGTGGTTAATTCATTAGTTTGAAAATCAATACGAACAACATAATATGTATCAGTAATACCAAACAAAGTAAAGATTGCAATACCAGTATTTACATCAAAATATGAAACTGTTGCAGTGTATTGAGTACTACCATCAGTAAATAACATAATTGCCGTTTCGGTATCATATGATATAAAATAATAGGTAGGATCTACACTAACTATATTACCCCAACTATCATCAACATAACTAACCACATTATCTAAGTCGGTTAATTCAATTGTTCCCCTTTTCATCTGTTCACCGTACTGTAATTGTGGGATACCTATAATTTGAACGGTATCACTATAAGTTCTACTAGTGGTAAATTCACCTGGATTACGAACAACACCGAATTGTGTCATAACATTACCATTAGATTGATAATACTTAGATTTTATTGAATTATATAACGGGTGAATATAATATCCACCAGTAGTTGTAAATGTATCTGCATCAAAAGAACCCGATTCAGCTGTAGCGGTTAGTACGGCTACATCCGATTGAGTCAGTGTCCATTGTTTATATACTTTAAAACTTCGTGTCGAAATATTTGAAGATGGTATTTGCTTGTACATAGTTTTAATCAGTTATGTATATATATC